TCGTGCTGGGAAAGCACTGACTCCACCTGTTCTTCCAATTCCGGCTGCTTTTTGTCTGTGTACAATTCAATGTCCAGCTGTTTGCAACTGAAATATGCCAAATTATCCGCTGAAAATGTATTCTCTCCGGGAGATAAGAACAGCAGAAAAGGCGGTGCAGGACTCTCTCCCTCGGCAAAATGATGGTAGGCGAAAGGCAGTCCCATTTCCTCCATCATTTCTGCGATTTGTTCGTAGGTCATGACAAAGCCCCCTCAATTAAATGCTCCAGCAACTGCACACCGTTTTCTTCCGCAGGAGCAATGTGCGGTTTGCCGGATACCCGACCACCGCCACGCTTGGCATGCCCCTTTTCCAAAAGATGTGCCAGTTGGTAACGATTCTTACTGTGGACGGTCATCTCCAAAGAGTGACTGTTTTCGCCAGTCTTCTTCGTTGCCCAGCTTTTTGCATATTTTCCGGTATCCTTCGGGGCATTGGCGGAGATTTCGTTTTTCACTTGCGTGGCGGATTTCCGGACAGCCTTTTTCATGGCAGTATCCGCAAGGTCTGCATATTCCTGCAAGCCCTGCATGATTTCCGCTGCAAGATTGTCAATACTGGTCATTTTGTCCTGCCTTTCTGGCTTCTGCAGTAATTTTCAGATAATCCTTGTGCAGATAATCCGGTGTAACACTGGTGATGTTGTATGTAACATCCCGAAACAAGATTCGGTTGCCTGTTACAGACGGCATCCAGTGCTGGTTTTGCCGAATGAGGAATTCCAGTGTTTGTGTTTCTTTGGTCACACCAGCGTCCGTATGCTCCGCAGAAGCTTTCAAAGTCACTTTTGCCCAGCAGGAAAAGGCTTCGTCCCACACAGCGGTGTGATTTCCGATTTCATCGGTAACGACACGATTCACCAGAAAGGTGATTCGCTGATTCAAAGTTCCGATTTCCATTACATCACACCCTCTCGCTGTGCAAACAGAATTGAACGAAGATTCAGTGTAAGTTTATGATAATCGGGATTGCTCCTGTTTTCATAAAGATACCCAAGTGCGAAAAGCATCGCAGTCCGCACGGTATCTTCATTTTCAGCAAGTGCGGATTCGTCCATTCTGCCAATGTCCATAACCAGATTTTTTGCTGTAGAAAGCAGATTCTGAATCAGACTGTCGTCCTCCTCATAATCCACTCTCAGATAGTTTTTCGCCTCTTTCAGCGTAATCATAGCATCACGCTTTCTTGATGGTGAGTGTCTTGATTGCTTCCGGAAGAATCAACTTGCCATCAAGTCGCTGACTTGCAAGAAAACCAACCTGACCTGTCATGGCAAAGAGTTCATTCAGTCTCTTGAAAGAGCGCCCCTGTCTGTCAGCCACCCAGTAATAGCTAAAGTCGCCGAATGCTATGCACTTGTTGCCTGCCTTGATTTCCGGCACGTAACTGGATGTTTTGTAAGGACGATTGAGAATGGTATCCGGAACACCAACCTGCACAGACGGATTCCAAATGTAGTTTCCTGTGTTGTCTTTCAATTTTCTGAGAGCCTTGACAGTGGAATCATTGAGCACCCACACCGCTTTCTTGCGGTACGGACTTCTGAGAGAGTAGAAAAGTTCCATCACATCATCAAATGTGATATTGGCAGTAGAGGTGGAAGTGCCGTCTTCTGCACCGCCTGTTGCATTGAAAATGCCGGTCGGTTTGCCCTTGCCGTCACCAACAAAGAATGCCTCTTCTTCCTTTGCACCAATACGGCGTGCAAACTCTTTTGCAATGTAGGACGGCAAATCAAATACAGAATCATTGAGAAGTTCCTCAGAAATTTTGATTGCTGTTCCAAGCTTGTATGCGGAAAGCGATGCCTGTCCGAACGTATCATCAGAGAGAGAATACTGCTGTTCCTCGTCCATCCAGACAGCCTCACCCTTGGAAGTCACAATCGGAATCTTGCGGTCGCCGTTGGAAGTTTTGATGACTGTTGCCATCTGACGGAAAATGCTCTCTTCCTCTAATGCTTCCACCAGTTTTCGTTCAAACTCATCTGGAACAAGATAACCGCCCTCTGCATCTGTGCCAATGTGCAAATCATCGTGGACATCAATCCAGTTACGATTTCTGACGCTGTTCCAGAATGCCGTTTTGTAAGTGTCGCTTGCTGTACCTGCCTTTTCCGTTACGTCTGGTGCGGCAGGCTTTCCGAGAACAGGAGTGGAAGTTGCTTTGTTCATTTCAGCTTCGATTTCAGCCTGTCGTTCCAGACGCTGAATTTCCTTGCCAAGGTCGACAATGGTCTGTTCCATTGCATCATAGGTCTTGGAATCTTCCTCACTGAGCACGCCGTTTGCGTTTCTCTTGCTGTCGAGAAAATCACGGGCAGTGTCCCAAGCCTTCTTTCTTTTTTCTCTCAGTTCCTGAATTGTCATAGCCATAATCAATTCCTCCAATCAATATTTCAAAAGTGCCAGTCTTTTTTCAAGC